ACGCTGTCCTGCATCGCGTCGAGAAACTGCGATCCTTTCTTTAGTGCCTCGATGTGTGCTTGGACGATGCCCGTCGGATCAATCGACGCCACTTTGTCCATCAGGCTGATCACGGTATCCATCATCCGCCGAAACAGACTCACGGTTTCGCGAACGACGATCTTGAACGCATTTCCAACCATCACGCGGAACGATTGAAAAGCGTTTGGCAGCACCTTGGTGAAAATGTGGATGATGTCGTTGCCAAGCTTCAGCATCGACAGCGATGACTTGTCGGCCATAATCTGCCACAGCGTCGGCAGGTTCATCAGGACCGTTTCAAGAAACGTCAACGCGGTCACGATTCCTCGGATCGCGCTCTGCATCATCTCGCGAAATCCGCCTGCTGATTCGATCCCTTTGCCGATCCACCCCACAATCGCACTCAGGGCACCACCGACGACGTTTTTTGCCATCTCCCACACCGTGACCAGGACTTGCCCCAGGCCCCTCACGATGTCCATGTGTTCGGTCACAAACGCGACGGCTTGCTGGATCATTCCTTGCAGGAACGCGGTGATCGCACCCATTTTGCTGTTGATCGCCTGTACCACCTTCGCCAGACCGCCGAGCAATGGACCGCCGAGGTCCGCAGCTAGGTTGCTGATGTTCGACCGCAGGCGTTTCATTTGGTTGGCGAAACTGCCGCCGGTGCGAATCGCGTCACCCTGTGCGGCGGTCGTGCCACGCATGATGATGTTAAGCCGTGCCTGTGCCTTGGCCGCGTCGTCTGCCGTCTTGGGATTCATTCCCATGTTAAGCAGTTCTTGCTTAACCGCCGCTTCTGTCAGGACCACGCCGTATTTCTTCATAACCTCGCCGCTGCCAGTCAGTGCAGCTTGGAGATCGCCAAACACTTGATCCGTACCAAGATTGTTAAACGATCCAAGGTCGACAGCTAGCTGTGCCATCTGTTGGCTCATGTCGGTCGCTTGCCCTTCGGCAACACCCATCGGCACAAGCAGGTCTTGCATCCCTGAAAGCATCCCGGCCATTTCCTGACGGGACACTCCTAGCTTGTCGGCCATCTCCTGCGACCACTTGCCGACCGACTCGGCGTTGGCACCAAAGACGACGCCGAACTTACCCATCGTTTCCTCCATTTCGGAGGCTTTGGCGATCATGTACGCAAACGCAGCACCGCCGGCAGCGGTCGCAATCGCACCCATTTTGACGACCGCACCAACGACGGTTCGCGTTCCGCTTAGCACTTTCTTGGCCGACGATTCGACCTGAGACGCCATTTTCTTGACGCTGTTGGACACCTTCCCCATCACGGCAGATGCCATGTCGAAGGCTTTGATTTTGATATTTACGTCATGCGCCATGCTTCTTTCTCTGGTCCGCTTCTATCGTCTGCGTTTCATGCTTCAGCCGCTGCGTGAAATCCAAAAACCATGCCGACTGGTTGAGCAATCCGCCATCAATCGGCCAGTCACCCTTGCCGCACATCGCCGCGATATTTACCGCGTCGATCATGTCGTTGCCGACGTACTGCATTGGGCACTCGGTTATTTCGGTGGTCCCTTTCCCGTCGCACGCTTCGCAGTTGGGGTCGGCTCCTTCACAGGTAACACACTGGATCAGCGTCACGCCGTTTGCGTAGTCGTGGGCACACCGATTGACGCACGACTCGCAGAGTTCGCCGCACCGTACCAGCGCGGCTACTCTGACTTTTTTTTGTCGTCCTCCGATAACGATTGTTTGGACAACACAGCGGTGGCAATCTCCATCGCCATTTCCTCGTCCACCAAATCAACCAGTTTTTCGGCTTGCTCGTCGCCAACCGCGATCCGCAAAACCTCGTCGATCATGTCGAACACTTCCAGACCTCTATTAGCCTCGGACGCGGCGACAATCTCGCGAGTCTTGGCCGTCAACAAACGCTTCTGCCGCAGGCCCAGTGCCTTAACGGTCAACCTGTGACCGTTGCCGTACTCAATTTCAAACGGTTCGCCCGGTTCGATGAAAGCCATGCCTATGCGTCAGCCTTGTCTGTGAAAGTAATCGAAACGTCCTGGTCTTTGTTGGCTGCGTTTTTATTGCACCGAAGTTCAACTTCGTCGATTTCCACGCCGTCCCTGTCGCCCTCTTGCACGTTGAACACCTGCGCTTTTGGTGCCGCAATGGTGATACTGCCGTTGCTGACCAGTCCAGTCGGGCCATCAATCGCACACGAAAACGCATACTCGTTGCCAGCGATCCAGTCGCCGTAACGGTCCTCGGTCGCGACCAACTGCGACTCTGGGTTCAGCGTGATCACTGGCCGACGACTGGTGATGATTCCGTAACTGAATCCGCTCGCGGTCGACGGGTCTTCGAGGATCTTGATTTCGTTGCCAGCGTCGAACGTCACGTTCTCGACCTTTTGGGCCACGCTGTTGTAGGTCACGACTCCACTGCCGAACCGTAACGCGGCAGAAGTCGGATACGTTGGTGCAATCAACGTCTGATCCGTAACCGCTTGCCAGACGCCTTGAAACTCCCACTCAATCGTTACCATGCGTCCCGTCGGACAGACGATACGGAAGTTGCCAACCGCACCGGCAAGGAACTTTCTCCGACCGGCCTGGAATCCGCCAATCGTGACCGTTTTGACGTTGCTTCCTGGTGCCTCGGATCGCGGAGTGAACACTTGCGACGACTCGACATAACCGCACGCAGGAAACAGGACGCTTGCCCATGCTGGCAATGCGGAACCGTCCCAGCCGACGTCCGTTTTGAACGACACGCTTCCGCGTCGTGCCCCAGGCGATCCAACAAGATAGTCGAACGAACCCTGTGCTTGTCGCTCCTCGACTTCGATGTCAGCCTGAACCATCAGGTCGTAAGCGTTGAAAACGCCTTCGGCGGCGGTCAGCGATTCGGCTGTTCCGTTGGTCGATTCGACTTTGGCCGCCAGCGTTCGTAATCGTTTAAGAAGTGGCATCGTCTGCCTCCGTCGCGTTGATGGTGATTATTCCGTCGGTCTGTTTTGCGTTCGCAAACACGCTGCAAATCGCACCCGCTATCGCTGATCGTGTTGGCTCGTCCGCTTTGATTCGTATCCGGTAGTACCCGTCACCGTCGCTTTCAATCGAAACGCTACGCGGTCGGCAGTTATCCAGGTCGCCTTCGGTGATGTCGCAAATATTGACGATAAATCCGTTTTGTTGGTTGACTGTTGCTAACGTCTGCCTGACTTGATCAACCCCGAAGCCCGCAGCACGTTGACTCGCACTTTCTCGCGTATCTCCTTGCTCAGTCGCTTGTCCGCTTTGATCAAGATCGACTTGTCCATCTGGTTTTTTACGAACACTGCCCACGGCGACACTCCATGCAGTTTGACGATGGGCGTGCGACTTTTGCCTACACGCATGAAAGCATGACCGCCGAGCTTGCTCGCGATCTTTCCAGGCCTTGGCCCCATAAATGCGTGCGGCACTAACTGTTTTCCGCCGCCGCGTTTGATTTGGTATTCCACGCCGCGAGCGTTTTGCTTGGTGCCTTTGAATCGTTTAAGGCTTGGCCGACGCTCTGCATTGAGAATCGAAACGGCAGTCAAAGTTTTCTTGGTTGCGAAAACCAACTTGACGCCTTTCTTGATTTCCTTTTGCGTCACCGTGATTTCGCGGTTGATGTCTTTGGCTTTTTGCGATTGCACATATTTGGCGGTCTTGTTCACGGCAGAAGCCAACTGCCCTAGCATTTTGCCCTGAGCCTTGCCGAGAGAATTTCGCAACGCACGAATGTCGCTTCTGTCGACGGATAACGTCATCATGCCCGCACCTCGTATTGGTTTGTTTCCGATACGCGGTAGGTCACATTCAGCGGCACGTTCGCACCGTCGAAACTGCCATCGCTGTCGATTTGCTCAATGGCATCAAACTGCGAGTTGACCGCCAGCCCGCCAAAGTTGTACCAGTCGGCGTCTCGCGTTATGCAGTTGATAACGTCGGCGGTCATCGCGTTGATATAAGTATCAACGGCAGTCGGATCTAATTCGCTAGGGATGACATGACAACGAATGTTAAATCGAATGTCGAAAGCCATCGCAGGCGGATTACCTGGGTGGCTTAGTTCTTCGTTTCGTTCAGGATCGCTTTGGGTCAAAACGATCTGTAAGTTTTTCGGTGTCCATCCGCCCATTCGCTTCGCACGGATCACTTCCGATGCGACCGTTGTTGATGAACGTCCAGCGACGAGCCTTTGCAGACGGTCAAACAACGCCTCTGCAATTTTTTCGACAACTGGACGATCAGCAATTACCGGCACTCCAGCACCAACATCCCGTGATCTTGCGTGATCAACCGAGTGATGGTTTTTCGCTCGGCTGCTTTTCCGTCTCTCGGTGGCAAACTAATTTGATCGCCGCCTAAATCAAGTTCGTCGCTGCTGATTCCAACGGTGGAATCGTTTTCAACGTGAACTTCAAAAACAGGGAGGACGGTATCGCCATCCTCCCCCACAACCGCTATCTGCTCGCGAAACACGACCGCGCTAATAGACCGAGACGCACGCGGCGTTTGTCCGTAGTAGGCGTGTGGATAGTAGGTAACGGTTTCGGCAAATTCGTCTGTGTTGAGAAACACCGCCGAAACGTCAGCTTCGATTTGGCTTCTCAACGTCATAACTAAGCTCGTCGGCAACGAATCTTGATGTAGTCAACGACCACGGCGTCCGTATTGGTGTCAGCGGTCTTTTGGATTTGCACATACGGTTGCAAGCCGCTTGTGTAACCAGACATGTCAAAAGTCGTTGACGCTGCGACACGCGCACCATCGACGTAAAAACGCACGTCGCTCGTACCAGCGGCGAAACTGATGACACAACGCTTGTAGGCGTTGATCAACGTCGCTCCGGTCGCTACGTCGTCGTTATCGGTCACGGCGTCGTCAGTTTCGACCACCAGCGCGGTCGTGCTGTCGGCACCAATGACACGGAACGAAGCGTGAGCCGCCAGCGAGTCAATCGCGTCGTTGCGAGCCGAGCAAAGCCCAAACGCCACTTGTGAAGCGGCGTCGAGTGCTGCTTGACCCATCTTGATGCGAAACTCGATGTCGATCAGCTTGTCGATGTCGTAGTTCAGCACATCGCTTTGGTACAAGCATACATTTTCGACTTCGCTGGTACTGGCAAGCGTGATGGTTGCTTCGCCGTTGGTACCGCCAACAACATAAGTCGGCGTACCAGCAGACGAAGTGTCCGCAATGTCCCACAAATCGCTGCCCGCTGGTGAAGCGGTGAGCGTTTGAGGACCAAGAAAGTCCTCGACGAACTCAATGAAATCTTGAATACCGGCCATTGGTAAAATTCCTTTCCTTTGGTGAAACGATCATCGCATTCCGCTACGTTCGACCGCTGGTTACGCACCGGCGTTCTTGTAGAGTCCACGGAAATCAATAGCTGCCACGCCAAACGTCTGACGGACCTTGTATTTGTAAACGTCCTTGCCGAAGTCCCATTCGTTTTCAAGAACTGGCGATTCTTCGCCTTGCAGGAACGACAACTCAACGGTGTCGATTTGGCTCGCACTTGCGGCCAGATACCACGCCGTCGCACTGTTGCCGTCCAATACGGGATCAACCACAACACGCAGAGGACGACTGCCGTTTGGCCCGTAAATGTTCAGCGTGTTGCTGTTGCCAGCAGCCGAACCGCCAGCAGACGGATCGGCAATCGAACCGACGACTTGCAGTGCGGTTGCCGCAATCGCCGCAGGCACAAGCAAGAAGCTCGGTTGAATGTTCAAGATCACGTTGCTGTTGAGACCTTTCTTGGTCATCATCGAAGTGAACGCGGTGTTCAACGTTGTCACGCTGATTGCACCACCACTTCCGGCCAAGTTGGCGTGACCGCCTGCGGTCGTTTGTGCGGTCGTGTTGAACAACGCCCCACCGTCAGCCATCGCGGCGTTGGCGGTCAAAACGCCGTACACGGCAGCATTTTGCTTGCGTCGGCACGCGGCACCCTGCATCGCAGGAATCCGGCTGATGGCGTCCAGGTCGTCATTGACAACGGTTTCCCAGGACACGGTGAACACCGAGCCGTATTTTTCGACCTTGTACGATTCCTTGGCATCGCTCATTTGCGATTCTGGGTAATCGTGATTTTCGGGCACCACTTCGGGGTTTCCGACTTCGCTGAACCGAATCCGGTTGATCGCTTTGAAGTCGGCAACGCTTGACGCTTGCCGTGCCCAAACGCTCCATGTGTACGGAGCCTCGTCGTATGCCGCGAGTAACGTCTTGTTGGCTGCGTCCAACATCAAGTTGGCGAAGCTGCCGGTCGTGTGGTAAGCGTCACGCTGAATGTTGAAGCGGTTGAGGGTCGAAGGATGACCCATCGCCACCATCGCGATGTCTCGCGAACTCATCCGATCAATGTTGACGCCCATTCGCTGAACGAACTTTTCAGCGGTACGACGCAAGCCAAGATTGCGGAAATCCTCAGATCCGGCGGCAGGTGATTCCACCGAACGCTGCACACCGGCAGACTGAAACGCACGTTGCAACAGTCCATCGCGTGCCGCACCGTAGAATTTGTCGGTTTCGCTCTCGGTCACTCGCACGTTTCCCATCTCCTTGTCGGCGGTTTGGCCGATTGCTTTGTTGGCGGCTCGCTCGATGATCTTTTCGCGTGCAACGTCCAGCGGTGCGTTGCTGTCGACCAATCCGTCAGCGAACGAACGCTCGATGCCGAGCTTTTCGCAAGCCGAGTAGATTTCACGACGTCGCTCGCGATCCGCTTTCAAGGCACGATCAATCGCTTTTTTCATTTCTTCCGGTTCCATGCCGGTATCAGCTTTTTCGACTGCCATTTCTTCGTCCTCCTGTGGGGGTTCTTCCGGCATGTCCATTTGTTCCACTGGCTCAGGCTCGACAGCCATTTCCGGCTCTTTGGCCGACAAATTGCCGACGACCCACGCGAGAACAGTGTTTGGTTCTGAGAGTTCAGCGGGCATCCCCATTGCAGCAAGGGATTTCAGCAGCGCTTCGTCCATGTCCATTTCCCTTTCAATCAAGTTTGGGATGTCTAAGTAACTGCGACGAACAACGCTTCGCTCGTCGGCTCCTGTTGCACAGATCGAAGCGTCGGTCGGCATCCAACGTGTCACCACGCTTGCCGGACCTTCAATCACCGTGCCACGTTTCGTCGTGTAGGTCTGTCCGCGTTCAACGAAAAAACCGTCAATCGGAATCGCTGTCACCGAAAAGTCATTAAGATGCCCTTCGCGTGTTTTGGTGTAGGCTTCTTGGCTGCGTGCATCGCTCGCGAAATACGCCTCGCCAACTAGTTCGTCGCCTTCAATTCGCATCCGACGAACGCTTCCAAGGACGTTGCTGACAGTGCTTCTGTCGTGCGAATCGACGATAGGCATGTGATTGCGACCGCCGCGAAACTCTATGCCGTCCATCGTCAGCACTTCGCGGATCACCATGTCACGCGATTCGTCGTACCTGTCGACAGGATTTTCGGTCGCAATAACGCACTGCACCGATTCGCTGCCCGCTGTTTCGGTGCGAACCGTCGCGAGACGCATGACCAGTTTTTCTTCAGGCACGGGCGTTAGTCGCGACAACTTCACTTTGCCTTTTCCGCTCATACGGTCGCCTCGCTTGGTGGCAACGAATCAACAGAGCCGTCCGAGGCGTCTTTGATCAGTTCGGCAATCATTGCGTCACCGAGTCCAATGCCTGACAAAAACGCACGCACTTTGGCTTCGGAAATCACGCCCGCTGCAAACTCGTTCAGCAAGTCCTCAATGGCCTTGCGGTTGTTTTGGAATTGCCGTCGCCCAAGTTCGCTTAACTCACCGCTGCCGCTTGTCATTGGTGCGGTTTCAGCCGTTTTGGCGTCAACCTTGGCCTCTTCAAGAGTCACCAAACCGAGTTGACGCTTCAGCTTTTCTTCCTTGGCCCGCTGGTAGAACACCTGACGCCAGTTGCGTCCGCGTGAACCGAGTTCTGTTTGGTAGGTGCTTTGCAATCCTTCGATGGATGCTTGGCTTGCTGCCTGTTCGTTTTGCGGATCAACCCACTCCCATTCTTGCGTTTGCCATTCGACCGGATCGGCGTTGCGGCGGTCGGTCAACAGATCCGCCATCGTTGGGAAGTGCTTGACGCCAGAAAGTGCAGCCGCTTCGGTAAACCGATCTCGGATCGGTTGGCACATGTGGTTGATCAAATACTTTTGCCAGCAACGAAACCGTCGTCGGTCCTCAAGTTGACTGGTCCGGCTGCTGCTGTAATTGGTCTTGCTGTAATCGCGTGCAACCGTTTCGTATGACAGTCCGGTTCCAACCGCGATGCCGCGAAGCATCAGATTGATCCAAGGCTCCGACGCACTGTTTGGACGCCCTGGATTGATTGACTCAATGGATTCGCCTGGACGTAGGCGGGCAATCATTGCCGGTTCCAGGTACTCGAACGTGTTTCCGTTGGAGTCGATGCTGTCGGTTTCTGTCGTTTCGCCTGACAACCCTGGAAACGTCCCTTCGGTTTTGATCGCAACGCCGAAGCACGATGCGACTGCGGACGCCTGAAGTTCGTTGTCGACGTACACGCCGAGGTCGCGAATCCATGACATGACAGGAGCGAACCAAGTGACGCCGCGAGTCTGGCCTACGCGGTCGCGGCGAAACAAGTGAAGAATGTTTTTTGCTTCGATCCGCTGCGGCGTCAGGTTCCATCCCTGCGGTGCGTTCGGATGGTCAGGGTAAATCCAGTACGCAACAGGCTTGCCGAGTTCGTCAAGTTCGACTCCACGAACGATTCGCTTGCCACCGTCGCGGCTGATCGCATAAGTGTCTTTATCCGCTGCAAGGCGGTCGGCCTCGACCAACTCAAGAGCGAACGGAACCGGACGACTGATGCCGCGAAACTCTTTGCCGCGAGTCGTCACCATGTGAATCAGCACTTCGCCAGCTTCGACGATTTCACGCTGCACCATTCGCTGCATTTCGTCGAATGTGTACTGACCGTTGATGTCGCACACTTCGCACCAACGTGACCACGTTTCGTCACGCAGCCAGTTGACGTCCTCGACGTCCGTGCCGTCCTCCATTTCCATCATCGACTGAGCCGTGATGCCGCAGCCAACGACGCTGCTGACGATGGTGTCGACGACTCCCCAGGCGTAGGCGTTGTCTCGAACCATCTTGCGTGCCCACGCCCGCAGGGAGTCAGCCCCAAACGGACCCATCAGTTCGGTGTCAGCCGCTTGGTTTTTCGGTCGACTGTGGTTCGTCAGGCGTGACGATTCGGCACCTTGGTACGCCCGCAGCACCTTTCTGGCCTGCGAACGCTTAACGCCCCACGATGGCGAAAATGTGCCAATGAGAGAATCCAAGATGCCGCCAATCATGATCGCGGCCTCTGGAATTTGGCGACTCGTAAACCGCCGCCATTGTCACGCTCGATCTGCGTTTGCAGCAGGCGGCGTTCATTGAACAAGTCTTTGAGATCTAGCTTGGTGACGGTCCTCGCACCGATTGAGTACGACGACGCACCGCCAGTCAGCAGCGCTTCAATCGCTGAGTCGATTTGTGCCAGTAGGGATGCCGCTGTCGCCATGCCCTTTATCGTCTGGCAAATCCAGCGGTAAACCTATGGTTTTTGTGTCTGCGTTTGCTATAGACATTGCAATTTGGTCCGCTGAAATGGTCTGCGTCCAGGTGTTTCCGCAAAATGAACACTTGCAGTAGCGGATTTTGCCGTGAACCGAATACACGCGAGAGTAGTTGGTGTTGGGCTTGCGGACGCTTTGACATTCGCTGCAAGGTCGCGGAACGAACGCACGCGGCTTGACCTCCGCTTCCGGCGGTTTCTTGCGTTTTGGCTTTTGTCTCGTCATTGTTTTGCTCATCTGTGTTCCTTGCTATCGCATCCCTCGGACCCAACCGCCGGGACGGGTTTTCAGTCGCACACCGTGCTGACGCTTCTTTGGTGCTTCCTTGCGTTGTTGGATCGTTTTTTCGATGTGCCTTGGAGACACCTTTGGCCCTTCAGCCTCCGACAGCAAATGGACGCCGGTGAAACGACCGGCAGCGGCAGCGTTGTAAGTCGCATCAAGCCAGTGGTTGTTGGCGTTGTTCACGACCCAATATGTTTTTGCTCCTTTGCCTTCGACGAACTCGGTGACAAGTTCCTCGGCAACGATATGGTGCGAATAACTGGTGTGACGTTCGTTACCTGGCAACGCGAACAACGACAACGCACCACGACGAAGCATGTTGTCGTCGTCAAACGTCGGTGCCATGAAACGCTCATGCACCCACTGTTTCCAGTAGTCCGTATTGAGTTCAAACAACCAAACGCCAGAATCGGGCAGCAATTCCGCGTGCATGTTGTCGCCAGCCTTGGTCGTCGCTGTCGATTTTTTTCGTTCGCGGTATTTCCCGATTCCTTTCGCAACGTGAAACGGTGCCCCAACTTCTCGGACGAATTTATATGCAGCGTTCGTAAATGTCCCGGCATCGACGAACACGCAATCGACGTTACGAAGCTGACCGGACGCATCGACAAACTCGGTCTGCAAAAGTTCGTCTCGCCAGTTCAGCAGAGTCTTGTAAATTTGCGGTTCGCTGGCTTCGTTATCCAACGTTCGATCCGTTCCGTAAACCTCCGCAACGCCGTAGTCGACGACGCATCCGCCAGCGCCTTTCCACCACGCACACACTACCCAGTGGCAACGGTACTTGCCGAGGTCGATTGCCGCAGTGAGCGAAACGGCACTTGCCGGAAGCTGACGACGTTCAAGGCCTGAAATGCGTGAGGCGACGACCTGCGATGTCAATCCTGATCCTTGCGGTCCTGCTTCCGCCGGTGGGTCGTTGTCGTCCTCGGTGGCAACTGCGTCGGGTCCGAAGTCCGCAACTCGGTTGTAGTAAGCTTGGATGGCTGAAAGTTCCAGCGGTTCGCCTTCGGATGCTGTTCGAGTGTCAAAACTGTACGGGTTGCTAATCTCGCAGCCGCGATCCATTTCGTCACGATTCGCTGCGTAAAACCTAAAAGCTTCTCGGGCGTCTGGGTCATTGTCGCCGTCCCTGTTGATTCTCATTTCTATGTACTGCTGCCATAGATCAATCCTTTCTGGTTCTTTGACCATTCTGCGAAAACGAACGCCGTTCCATGAAGGTTTTTCCTTCCTGTCGGTGTATTTGTACGCGATGCACTTCCTGTTCTGTGTTGTGCAAAGCATCACACGCGAAACGCGGCGACCACCAGCACCGAGGCCGCCGATGTCCTTTTCGATGATTTCCTCGTTGCTCTGAATCGTGACTTCGCTGTTAGCCGATTCCTTGCTTTCAATGTCGTCGAGGATCGCGAGCGTCGGCCTGCGGTCGCGGTAGTTGGTACCGCGAATGGGTCCGTCAATACCAAGCGACGACATGATCTGCCCACGACTCACAGGCTCGCAGTCGTCTGGCCAGCCATACGGAAGTTGATCACGGTCGATGGTCGGAAAGATAATGTGGTCGGCAGCGATCTCAAGATTGGTGCTTTTTCCTGCCACCGTCTGCATCCTTGCCCGAGACGACCAACCGCCAACGGACTGGAATGGCACACCAATCTCAGGAAAGTCGGCAATCAACAGTTCGCTTTGTTGCAATCGTTCCTTAATGGTCTTGAGTTCGTTTTGTGCTTTTGTTTGACTTTTGCCGATCACGACAGGAAACGGCGACAAACCGGAAATCATCAAATACAACGCACCGTAGATCGCGAGTCGCGTTTTACCTTCGCCGCGAGGTCCAGCGATGGCATAGTCACCGCCGTATCTTGAGGCGTCAACGATGGCAAGAATCATCGCCTTCCTGTCGTCAGTAAATGGCTGCGAAAATGTCTCTGGAAAGTAGGTTTGCAGAAACAGAACAACATCAGCCAGGCACTGATTCCGTCGGCATGGATCGACTGGCAATGGGATAGCAAGGTCACGCTCTGCCGCCCGCTTCCTCGCCATCAACTGACGCTGACTCTCCCTCTCCGTCATCACCTGGGAGGATGCCAAGCTCGCGTCCACGCCTAGCAAGCTCTGCAGCTGGGATTCGCTGAGCGAGTTCAAGAAGTCGTAGTCGCTGGTCTCCATAATCTCCCATTTGTCGCTGCTGGACGGCTTCACGCTTGGCGTTAATTTCGTCCGCTTTTAGCAGTAACTTCGCCGCCTCCATCATCAGATCTGGGTCACGCCTGTCGATCACTTCCATCAGTGCCGTCACGACTTTCTGTTTGGGCACGTCCCATGATTCATTCATCGCCCTGCCGATGAGTCGCAAGTCATTTCGTGTTTCGATCTGCACACGATCCCCCTCCCCGAACTTTGACGCGACTAACTAACTTTCTTGAGCAAAAACACGCCTAACGTCAC